CTAGCTTGTGTAGTTCTAATAAATTCTGTCTTACTCTGCATTGTTGCAAGAGCAGCATTCTGAATAGAAGCACCATAAAAAGCATCTAATAGTTTAGCATCATGATTTTTATAGTTACCCTCATCATCTCTTAACATTTTAAGAGGTACAGGAATTTGTACGTCATCACCTTTAGATAATGCTACATTACTATGATTAAGTCTAGTGCCTTTTTCAACACCAATAACTCTAAACATAGAACCAATCATTTGAGCAGCAGACTTAAGACTTTCATTATCTCTTACAAAGTAAGAAGAATAACTATTAGTCATATCTTTATCCCAATCAAACAATCTATTGCGTTGGTCATAGTGAGAATAAGCATTCTTCTCAGATCTATTGAACCAATCTCTTTTAAAACCTATTTTTTCACTCATGGTTTTTGTTTAATTTGTTAATAATTTTCTCAGTAAGAGCTTTCTTTTTAGCTCTAAACTCACCTACACTCCAGTTGTGTCTATCCCACATCTTTATAATAGATAAGGGTGCATCCTTTGCAGCCAATAATCCATTTCTGAACTTGGCTGCAATAGTATGCTTAAATGTCTTACCCATTAAAAAGCGTATTTACTAAAACTTGAGTGTTTTTTAGTTGAAGGTTCAAGATAGTAAATAGTATTAACATCTCTATTTACACGTTTACCTTCTTTTTCACTTGCTTCAATATCAACTTCAGTACTAGTAACAAGAACAGTATTTCTGTCAACAATTGTTTTAATATTACCAACAAATCTGTCATTGATATAGAAACCTTGATTTTTCTGAAGATCATAATCTTCTTCAGCAATTTCTTCAATATAAGGACTAATTTCTGCAAATGATTTGTAATGAACTTTTTCACCTGTTGGTGATACTTTGTAGATATTTGTATAATCCTCATTATCACCATTGTCTGCATTAAAGTAATCTTTAAACAAAGCAGGATCTTCATTGTGAATATTTACTTCTTCAACAATAGATTTTACTAAATCAATAGTAATCATTGGTAAGTGACCAATCATGTTGATAGTTGCTTTCTTCAACTCTGGGTAAATTAGCATATCATCTACAATTTCAGTGATAATATCTAATGTTAAATCAGTATATGATTTTACATATCTGATTCTACTTGGTCTTTGTAACAAGTTTTCTTCAATACGTGTATTGTTTGTTGTCATCAAGAACAAAATTCTGTTTGTTGATTTCAATGCACCATCCATAATAGTTAACATTGTTGAATCACTTCTATCAAACATTTTTTCATACTCATCCATAAACAAAAGATAGTCTTGTTGAATGTCACTTAAAAATCCAATAAGATTCTTAAATTTTCTTGGCATAATAAGAACTGGTAAGTTCATGTTATTACAGATTAACTCTGCAGTAACAGTTTTACCTGTACCTCTAATACCATTTAACAACACACCCATGTTACCTTTAGTGTTGTCATATGATTTCTTAACTCTTTCTACAAAAGCTTGGTCTTTACCATATACTTTGTATGGAAAAGAGAACTGATCTGGTATGTGTGACAAATAAAGATTCTCATAAGGATCCTCTTCAATTTTGTAAACACCTACTGGTAATTTTTCAATTTGTGAACTAACTTCTCTAATGGAAAATGTATTTCCTGATTGTACCCATGTATTTTTCATGATGTGATTTTTTTAATTTGTGTTAATAAAAAAGAGGAGACATTTTCATCTCCTCTTTTATCTCTAATGTTTAATTCTAGAATGCAGCAATGATAGATTTGATTTTTGCTCTTTCTGAGTTACCAATACCATCTTCAAACAATGGCATAACTACAGCTTGCATAGCATTTGTAAGATCAAAACCATCTACAACCAAAGAAGCAGTTTGTAGAGTATGTCTTACTGAAATTGTAGTAGACAATTCTTGATCTTTGTATTGTTTTCTTACTTGATTAGCAACTTTAACAATTGCTTTTGCAGCAGTTTGTTCAACACCAGTTCTAATCATAAGAACTTTAATTTCATCTTTCTCAGATGGATATTGTGTTTCTACAGGGAAGAATCTGTCTAGTAATGCTCTATCTAATGCATTAGTACCAGAGTACTCACTACCAATATTAGCAGTTGCAATAAATACAGTATCAGGGTGAACTTCAACTCTTTGATCTTCTTCCTCATGAGCTACATCTACAGGCAAATATCTTCTGTTATCCAATGCTGGAAACAAGATATTATTAGCTGCAAGTGGTGCTCTAGAAAGCTCATCAAGTAATACAATACCACCTGATTGTACATGTCCTACAAATGGAGCATGTTTGAACTCAGAAATACCTGCTTTGTTCAAGGTGTGAACACCTAGTAATGCAGATTGAGCATCTTGAACAGTACCCATATCTTGAATGAACAATTCTTTTCCTAATGCTTTTGCTAAGTGTTTAACAATTTCTGTTTTACCAGTACCAGTATCACCAATAAGCATGATGTTCTCTCCACGTAATACATTACGCACTAACAATGACCATAATTCTGGATCAATGTGGAATCCAATGTCTTCTCTTTTAGGACATGGATATTTAACTGCAATGGTTCTTTTCATGTTTGTACCACCTACAGTACCTTCTGCAGGCATTGCAAACTTAGCATCCCAGTCAATACTATAACCAAATGGTACAAATTTCTCAGACAATGCTTTTGCATTATCAATACCACACCATTCTTCTTCAGTGTGATCAATCATGTAATCCATCAAGTAATCTACCAAAGGATTAGCTTCTGGACCACTAAGAGGATATGCAGTGTTTTCATATACCAACGCAACAACATTTTCTTTGCGTATGTGTAAGTGATCAGCTTCAGGGAAGTCATAACCACTAGCTACAAAAATAGTTCCTAATGGAAATTTAACAAGGTCTGCAATAGGAGCAGTAATTTTGATGTCTTCTGCAGCAATTGGTAATGTTTTTTCAAATGCTTGACCTGGTAATGTTTGAACCTGAAAACTTGTTCCTTCTAGGAACGCTCTAAATAAAATCATAATGATAAAATAAATAATTAATAAATGTTTGAATTTCTATATAGCATTTCTGCCAATCTTTGTCATAAAAGAAGGTAGTACAGCTTATGCCATACCACCTTTAAAATCATTGATGTTAAAGTTATCTTCATCATCCTCATCATCTTTGGCACCACCACCTATGAAAGGATTTTTAAAGTTCATTAACTCATCTTTTACTCTTTTTATTTCTTCTGCATCACCTTTTGCCACAGCATCTTCCATTCTTTTTTTAAGTGCTTCTACTTTAAGTCTTATAGGCTCAGGTAACTGACTAAGCATATGGTCAACACTTTTTTTACTAGATTTTTGTTTCTTAGTACTTAATTTTGACAAAATATCTTTTTTAGTATCTTGTAAATTCTTAAGTAACAACTCAATCATACCTAATGTTTCAAATGGTGTACCATGTGATACCATCATAGATGCATTTGGTGAACCATCAGCATTCATATCTACACCTACTACAAAGTGTGCTTCATAGTTTTCTGGATCATGTCCTTTTTCTTGAGAATCTTCTACACTTCTAATTTTTTCAATAAAACTTTGTTTTTTCATAATTTCTATTTATTTGAATTCTTCTAATACTTTAATGACACTATCATCACATTGTTCAATAATACTTACAACAGGGTTTAACTTTTCAATAATGTTACAAGCAGTCTTGTAATATTCTGTTTGTTTAAACTTCTGTACATACTCAGGTTTAACTTCTTTAATAGCAGTAGCAATACCTAGTGGTGTTTCTACTTGCTTAGAAATCATGTTCTTGTCAAGATTCTTATTTAGAGTATCTAAATAATTCTTAAGTCTGTAATACATAAATGTAATTTCTGCATTAGTAAGACCTGCAAATCTTTCTTCTGTTTGTTCTTCTACTTGTTGTGACATTACAATTCAATAGTTTCAGGTGTGATTGATAAAAAATTTCTAGGTAATAATCTTCTTTTGATGAACTCATCAACAATTTCCTTGGTACCAATACCAAGTTTCTTTAAAGTTGCACTTTTAGGCAACTCTACTTGCCAATCTTTGTCTCTTTCTCCAATTTTTGCATGAGGAAAGATACTATTTATAAGACTTGTTTCATTCTTATAAAAAACTTTAGCTTTCATAACCTGTAAGATTCTGGAAGCTTTTTGATAATCCATAACTACTTGAGATATAACACTAGGTGTCATAGCTGCAATTTGTTCTGGACTATACTCTTTAAGACCATACATCAATCTTCTATACATCTGACGTTGTATTAGATTGAAATGTATTCTTTCTGCAGTCTGCTGAACTCTTTTATTCTTATAAGCAGACTTAGCTTGGTAAGTATTTGCATATTTTTGCAAATGTGGTTTACCATTTTTGTCATAAGTAACAACTCCTTGAGCTGTTGCTGTAATAGATGGATTTTTCTTCATTTTTGAAGTTTATTAGTTAATGATTTAACCTTTACAGATTTACATCTGCGATATTTGTCATGATTGTTACTAAAAAGACCTAGTCATTTTCAACTAGGTCTTCATAGTAACTGCTTAGAGAACACAAATTTATTCTTCTTCTGCTTTTTTAACAGCAGTAACTTCTTTAATTTTTACACCTTTATGCATGTCAAGTTTTATATTAACACGCTCAGTATCAGGAGGTAAATCATAATCATCTAAGATACTTTTTTTATCTTTAGATGCATCTGTTATCAACTGAAACATATCTTCTGGCATATCATTAAACATTTTAGTCATTTCAATAACTACCATAGTATTATCAAAATCTTCTTGTGTTAAAAGATTTTCACCACACTTGGGACAAGGTTTATCTATCCATTCTTTGTAATCTTCTACTTTAACAGTAGGATTTTCATAATCACATGATTCATTGTCACATTTAAGACCTGAACATGTAAGTTGGATTCTTTCTTCTTGATCTTTACTCATCTAAATTAATATTTACAGATTTTTTAAACTTTTTAATAACTGCAAGACCTTCTTCAGTTGCCCAAAGATTAGCATAGTGTAGATTGCCTTTTGAATCATCACCTTTACAACATGTTTCTCTACCTTGTTCAGGTTTTAAAC